GGGGAACCGATATTGAAGCGATAGACTATGAAAAACTTTTATGATGTAAAAAACGTGTTTACGGCTGACTTCTCCGAAAAGGGGATGATTCAGGATGTAGACCTAAAGAGCAGAACCGTAACTGGTTATTTTTCCCGTTTTGGGAACGTAGATAGTGACGGTGATATGCTGATGCCGGGGGCGTTTACCAAGACAATCAGCGAGAGAAGCGGGAAGAACCTTATCCCACACATTCTCGACCATGACATTCATATAACACTCAAACAACTGTCTAAGCCTAAGTTATACGAAAAGGCAGACGGGGGATTCTTTGAGAGTACAATCACAGACACACAGAACGGGATAGATACGCTGAAACTGTATAGGGACGGCGTAATCAATCAGCACTCATTCGGTTTTAGAACAATCCAGAAAGAGGCTAAGGCTAACCATACAGAGATTAAAGAGGTGTTACTGTACGAGATAAGCACCGTTACATTAGGGGCTAACTCCGAAACCCCTTTTACTGGGTTTAAATCATACTCCCCTATCGAATTAAAATCACGTTACGAAGTGCTAACTAAGGCATTTAACAACGGGGACTACACAGATGAAACATTTGCCATTTTGGACGCTCAGATAAAACAATTAGAGCAGGAGATGGCTATGAAATACTTGCAATCAATAGAAACAGGAACCACTGAGCCGGTGCAAACCACTCAGCCGGAAGTGAAAGGAATTGCAGAGGAACTCTATTTATTGACAATTAAACATTTTTAACGTGGAAAACGAAAAAGTATTGGAAGTACTTGATGAAAAGCTGAAAGGCTACAAGGATGAATTTGTAAAGCAAGCCGCAGAAAGCGAAAAAAAGCATGAGGCAGTAGTAAATGAACTGAATGAAGAACTGAAGAAAAAAGGTGCTTCTTTGGCTGAAATCAAAACCGCCGTTGATTCTATCAACGAAGAATTGAAAGAGGTTAAGATGAAACAGGGCCGTATTCACCTGCCTAACGGTAACGATCCTAAAAACTTTGGTTCTCAGTTTGCCGAAAACATTGCAAAGGCATTTACAGAACAAAAGGCTGCATTTGATGAATTTCAGCGGTCTAAAAGTGCAAAGATCGGTTTTGAGATTAAGGCCGTTGGTAATATGACCGTTTCAAATAACCTTACAGGTGAAGGTCAGGCATCATACAATACCCGTCAAGGTCTTGTACCGGCTAATAAAATCAATTTCCGTGATTTAGTGCCTACCACACCAAGCCCCACAGGTATTTACGTTTCATATCGTGAAACAGGAAGTGAGGGAGCGATTGCGGTACAGACTGAAGGATCTGCAAAGTCACAGATTGACTATGACCTGTCAAGGGTTAGCGTTGTGAGTGATTACATTGCCGGTTTTGCTCGTTTCTCAAAGCAAATGATGTATCAACTTCCGTGGTTACAGAACACACTTCCCCGTCTTTTGATGCGTGACTTTTACAAGAAAGAAAATAGCACTTTTTACGGCATTGTTGCCGCAGGTGCAACAGGTAGCACAACTACCGATAAGACAGTAGACATTGAGCAAGTTGTTGCATATATCGCAAACCAACTGAACGCTGATTTTACCCCGTCTTTCGGTCTTGTAAACTTTACCGATTGGCAAAATCTCCTGTTAACTAAACCGGCTGATTACTCCGTTCCGGGTGGTGTGCAGATTGATGCTAACGGTAATATCCGTATTTGTGGCGTGCCTATCATTGGCGCATCATGGGCAACCGTTGACAAATTTACGCTGATTGATAGCGATTTTGTTGAGCGTGTTGAAACTGAAAGTGTACGTGTTGAGCTTTCTTATGAGGACAGCGACAACTTCCAGAAGAACCTCGTAACTGCCCGTGTTGAATGTTTTGAGGACTTGAACCTACTGAGAACTGATGCACACATTTACGCAGACTTCGGTAACTTACCGTAAGAAAAACCAATAGAAGCCCCGTAAGGCTTTTATTATAAAAACGGTAGCCGTAGGGAATAAGTGGAATCAGCGGAGGGGTAATATCGCTGAGAGGGTCGGAACCTCCCCACGGCTCAAATAGAAAAAGATGGCAACATTTACAAAGTTTAATTCATTCGTGGAGGCATTAGCCGAGAAGGTTCACAACTTAGGTAGTGATACGCTGAAAATTGCGTTAACCAACTCGGCTCCGTCTTCTACAAATTCAACCTTTGCGGATATTACGGAAATCTCCGCAGGGAATGGGTACACAGCAGGGGGACACACAACAACGGCAAGTAGTTCGGCTCAGACATCCGGGACTTATAAAATGGTATTAGGTGATGTGGTTATAACTGCCTCCGGTGGTTCTATCGGGCCTTTCCGATATGTGGTGCTGTATAACGACACGGCAACAAATAACGAATTAATAGCGTATGCAGACTATGGTAGTTCAATTACGCTTGCAAGTGGTGAAACTTTTACAGTAGACTTTGACGCAACTAACGGAGCGTTACAAATAGCTTAAAATGGCAATAACTACACTTGATGGGGCTTTGGCAGGGATGCAACCGGCGAGGTACTTCGCAAAGAACGTTACCGGTACAATGGTAGCGGGCAGGCCGTGGTCTTTATGGGCTTTGGCGGGCAATCCGGGGGCAGGGTCGTTTGATAACACTTTAGCCGGGGTTGCTCTTAGTTCTACATCTGCACAGGTTAACGGTCAGATTCCTTTTACTAACCCCGTTTCAGGTAATAGCTATTTAGCGAGGTTTCAGGCGGGTGCTACGATTTCGGGGACATTGTTACTCTGTGACAGGTTATGGCATAACGGGGGCTTTACAATCACTACAACAACGGCTCAGACGGTGGATAGTGCCACTTTCCCGGCAAGGGATTTAGCTGGTACAACCAACGGGGATGGTGTGTTAGTAGGTATTGAAGTTTCTGCGGCCTGTGGTGCTGCGGCCCCTGCCCCTACACTGACATATACAAATCAGGCGGGTACGGGTTCCCGGACGGCATCTCTGAGTTTCCCGACTGCCAACTCCCCTGCGGCGGGTAGTTTCTTCCCGTTTGGTTTACAGGCAGGAGATACAGGGATTAGGAGTATTCAGTCTTTGACTTTAGGTACTTCATGGGTATCGGGGACTATTAAACTCGTAGCCTACAGGGTTATTGCAGCTTTAGAGTTAACAGGTGCTTTTGTGCCAAATGCGATTGATGCGGTTACGAGTGGTTTTCAGCAGTTGCATAATGGTAGTGTACCGTTTTTAATATTTATTCCGAGTACAACAACGACAAGCAATATCAGCGGTCAGATGGTGGTAACACAAGGATAATGGATGGCAAGGGCAGACAATTATTAGTAGGATGGGGTTTTAGAGGCCGGAAATATGGTGTTTCGGCTACAGAGTTCTTTGAAGATATACATACGCACAACACCTCAGAGCAAGCGAGGGAGGATATTTGGATAAACTGGTTCTTCGGGGCTTTTATAGATCAGGAGAAAACCAGTTACACAGTATCAGCCCAAAGTGCAAACCTTTTGAGGGGTTATGTGATGCCGGTTGATGTTGAGAGTTTGACGGCTGCGGCTCAGGATATAACTTACCTAAGAAGTAGGGTTTTAGCTGTATCTAATGCTACTGCAACGGTTACTTTTCAGGATGTAACATTAAAGGCTGCGGGTAACAAACAGTTAGCGATTAGTGTTTCAAGTTACACGGCATCGGCTCAGGCCATCGGGTTAGGGATGACAAGAAAAATAGGTGTAAGTGCGGCAAGTGTGAGCGTTTCGGGTAGTGCTGAATTACTCTCTACAAGACGGGTAGTTTTTTCACATGGAACGTATAGCACAACGATAAACACGGCAACAATTATCAGAGGTGTTCCGTATAGTCCTGAAAGTATTAGTATATCGGTCAACCCTCAAAATATCACGTTTGGCAAAACAAATGTGTTAGAGGTTCAGAAAGAAGATTTGTCATTGTCTTTTGGTGCTGAGTTAAGAAAAGGACGGGCAGTAAAGGCAATGATAGTAAAGAGAAAATATTGGTTAAGATGATTTTTGATACAAAATTAGTGACGGATGTTTCAAGCGAGGTTTTGACATTAACAGATGTCAAGGCTCATTTGTACATCACTCACACAAACGATGACGATTATCTGACCGCCTTAATCACAAGGGCAAGGAAACAGATAGAGAACTATTGCACAATCGCCATAGGTTCACAAGAAAGAGTTTGGGTTGCTGATTTTGTCGGGAGCGTGGAGTATCAGATCCCTTATCAGCCGGTTATTACGGTTGATGATGTGAAAGAAAAGACAGATTACGGCACTTACACAAGTATTGTGCTGCATACGGCATACGATATTGACGGTGAGAACGAAAAGAGTTTTACCCCGTTCTATGACGGTCGTTTTAAGGTAGAATACACAACAGGGTATGTGGTTCTGCCGGATGACCTCAAACAAGGTTGGTTAGCGCAAATCCTTTACCTGTATGAAAACAGGGGGGATGAGAACAAACAAGGTTTAAGCGAAATAGCAAAGGATTTAGTAGCCCCTTATCGGGATTTATCATGGGTATAGGACAATTCAATAAACTGGTCACATTCAAGCAGAACACGCCCACAGTAAAGGGTGCGGGTAAGGCTGATGCCTATACTACACTTCTGAGTACCCGTGGGATGATGGAGCAAAGGAATAGCAGCCGGGGGATGAATTACGGTGAGATAAAGAACACAAAGGATTGGACTTTGACCGTAAGATGGCAAGAGGATTTGGACGGGTTGGATTTCATGAAAATGAAGGTCGTTTATGACAGTAAGACCTATCAGATAACGAGCGTTGAAAAGATCGGTGAAAAGCGGTTCTATTTAAGGTTTGGTCTTAGTGAGGATGGTTCTACCATCGCCTCAGCCCCCACTAACTGGACAGGGTTCACATACAATCAGGCCACAGGGGTAGCAACATTCGAAGGAGCAACGGGAAGCGATTACCTGACACAGATTGACTTCCAAGATGTAGATACTGGTTTCACCTATGTAAACGGCTTTAATGAGGCGTTTAGTATAAGTGCTATCAGCGGGGATACGGCGAGGTTTGAGTACTTAACTCCGGGTGATGTTCGGGTAAGGTGGCGTTTGGTTAGTTCTTCCGGGTTTAGTCCTTTGACCGATTGGGCAGAATACACGTTAACAGTAACAAGAATACCCCGTAGGCGGTTTGTGTTGTACGATTTCGCTACTAACACTCAGTTTACATCTGCATTGTTCCCGGCTAAGGTTGTGAACGTTGCAGGAACGGAATTAGGAACGGCTAACGACATGGATGAGTACATCAGCATATTTAATGCAGATGCGACAAATCAGGCTGCGGTGACTTTGGTTAGTTATACCGAAACGAGTAGAATAGATGTAGAGGCTGACCCTGTTAGCCCCTATCAGAACTATAACGGATGGAATAGGATTTTAAAGGCGAAGCGATGAGTGTAAACGTAATAGGTTTTAAGGAGTTTCAGGCTAAGTTAAAGGCACTGCCTAACGACTTGCAGACACTTGCCGATGTTTACGTTCAAGATGCAGGGTTAGAATGGGAACAGAAAGCTAAGAGGTCGGCACCGGTAAATTTCGGTCAGTTAAGAGGAAGCATTAGCAGCCAAAAAACAGGTAATATGAGTGCCGAAATAACAAGTGCCAAACTTTACTCCCCTTATGTAGAATGGGGAACAGGTACACGGGTTAGTGTTCCGGCTGAGTTGCAGTCTTACGCTATCCAGTTTAAAGGGAAGAAAAAGGTAATTGGCCGATTCCCAAAACCGTTCTTTTTCATCCATAAGGAACCAATTAGAAAAGAGTTGTACGAGAAGCTAAATAAACTGCTGAACACAACACGATGAAGGACACAAAACGCATATTAAGGCAAGCAATTTTTAACGCATTGGACGGGCAGATTACCCTAAACGGGGAGACTGTGCCGGTATATGACGAAAAGAACGAGAACGAGAGCGTCTACATCCTTTTGAGCAATCAGCAGGAGTTTGACGATAGCCCAGACGGGTCTTTCATAACACGATCCACTATTGATTACGAGGTTGTGCAGCAGACTGGGTATTCAGTTTCAAAGGATGACATTGACGATATAAACGAGCAGATATTAGAGATACTTATACCATCACAAGGAACCACAGGGCTAACCATCCCATCCGGGTTTCAGTTTCACAATGTAAAGCGGGAATCTTCAAGGTCAATAGCTTTTGAGATTTCGCCAACGGAAAGCATAGTAAGGAATATAACAACGATTTCAACAATAATTCAAGAACAGTAAAATTTAAAAGATGGCAGTAACAACAATTCAGGGATCAGCGGTTCCGTTTGCAATTAGTACCGATGCAGGTACTACTTATAAAAC